ATAATAGGTGTTGGATCATTATCAACAACCATGATTGTGATTAGATCGTCAATTTCTATGCCGGTGTGTTCTTTGAACATTAAGGCATAGGCACACTCTTGCATAAAATAAGAACTAATCTCGCTTGCGTCCTTTACTCTGTTTGAGGTTTTGAAATCAATAATCGCAGGTTTATTATCAAATTCAGCAATGCAATCAACCCTTCCAGCGATTTTAAGATCATCTGAATAAAGCTTACACTCTTGCATATAGATTTTATTAATACGCGTATCGATAACATTTTTAAGTGTTTTCCAGCCGAATTGTATGTGCGGCATTTTGTCATTTTCTGTGCGAATAAAATCCTTTTCGTTATTGATATATCTTTCTGATATATTGTGTATTGCAGTTCCGCGTGTAAGAGCATGACGAGTAATCCTATTTGCCTCATCTTCTCCAATTGATTTTCTCCACTCTGCCCATTTCCATCGATCACGATAACCTAACACTGTCGTGACAGAAGGATACTTTTTACCTTTTGGCGTGATGTACTTACGTCCACTCTTTGCGGTTTCGTCAGTAAGATCTCCATATCCCAATTCAATATCCATATGTTCAAACTTCATAATTTTGTATTTTTTTAAATGTTTTTTCTAACAATTTATGTTCATCTGTCGCGTTTTCGAAGACAACAGTTTTAACAGTAAACGTATGGGATCCACGGCAGATATTATCAATGTAGACTTTATCATCTTCAACGTAATAATCTTTATTCCAAGATAGAGCTTTTTCCAATAACTGTCTGGTTATTTTCTTTTGCTCCTTTAAATCAATTTCAATTTCCTTTTCAACTTTTACTTTTACTAACATAATATAATAAATCTGTGCTAAATATCAATGGTGTTTTCTTTACCTGATGCCTTTTTAATACCTTTAAGAACGTCTGCCCACTCAGAACCAGCTCTACGTAATGTTGAATGAGCACCTTGGTATGACAATGCTGGAGAACTTACTTGTCGTTTTACACCCAACTCTTTACAATGTGGACATGGCATTTCAGTAGGCTCATCGCGGTTGTTAATCGTATTTGTTGCTTCCCACTTTTCGCTGCATTTAGTGCAATAATATTCGTAGATCATTTATTTAAACCAGTTTGGAGTTTCACGTTTTGACCATACCATTGAAAAACGTTTTTGTTTTGTTTTATAAAACTTTCGATAAGAACCCACGATATCGTCATGATTGATGCATTCTGGATTTGAACCCATTGCCAAAGCAAACGGTGTCATGCTTTTCTTTTCGATATTGTTTGGTAGTTCTTTTAAAGCAGTTAGAAGCTTTTTCTGTGTTGCATGGATTTTGCCATAACGATGAGTATATTCTGCACAAAGATTTTTGAAAAGATCATAGTGCCATTTGTAATTCGAATCAGACTCCATTGTCCACACAGTACATGGGTGACCCATATGAACTGCTTTATACAAAACATCTTCGCGGCTATCAGGTAGTTCCCAATACTTAGACATGGTTTTACCTGTTGATGATGGCCGGCGAGTTTCGTCACCATCGAGCATGCGATGAGCGGTTGAAAGCATTTGACCTGATTCGATAATCATTTTTACCACATGCTTATCGCAATGCAATTCAGCAGAAGTTTTAGCGCTTTTATCTAGAACAAATATATTCATAGCTATATTATACCATACTTACGTGTTGTTGTACACTACAAAATTTCAGGAAAACATGCTTCTACAAGACTTTTTGTGATTTTAGAATATTTTTTATTCTTTACAGTCGTTATAGTTCCATCCTTTGCAGCACACAATATAAGAGCATCATCTTTCGTAAGTTGCTCAAGAATGCCAATAAATATCTTTTCCTTTTTGACCCGAGGAATATTGTTATTTTTGATACAAGCTCCAATGGGTTTAAACACATTCGAGAGAGCTGCAGGTTCACGACCTTCTGGACAAGATTCGAAAGGTGGTTTACCATAAGGCAAATCTAATTCAATGCTATCGTTATAGCACAGCTGCAAAACACTTTTTAACTGTTTAAATGCGTTATCCTTAAGATACTTAATGCGGTCACTGCGCTCCTTAAGTTTACATGTTTCTTCTAGTACTTCGTGTATATATTTCATCTTATTGTTTATTTATTTGGAAAGAAATCCCTTACTGAATTGATAAGCAGATTGCAACGCTTTTCAATGAGATAATTGAGAAATCCTGATTTATGAATTTCTTTAGTTTTAATTTGAGAATCGTAATTGCTTTGAATAGATTCTGCAATATCTTTAGGGATGTAATCTAAATCAATCACCGTTTTATTTCTACAGTAGTTTCTGTATGTGTCTTCTCCCATAGATTTTCGTAATTCAGATTCTACTAAATCTGAATCATTACGGTTATTGGACAAGCATGTGTCATACCATTCTGTGATTTTTTTAGCACGCATTGGTTTTTGACGACTACCATCGACGAATGTTTCATCACCACTCAAAATGTTAGGTACACCATCACTGACATCACCACGGCAAACATGTTCAAATTTGTAGAAGTGAGGATCTTCAACCTTAGCAAAAGACTTCTTCATTGGACTAAATTGCTTAACATTTGAATAGCGCTGAAGCTGTAGAAAATCTTTATCAGATGAAACAATCATAACTGGTTCGTGTTTACCGAACTCTTGTGTGCTTTCAGTAAGAGTCGCGATAATATCGTCAGCCTCAGCACGATCTGAGTAAATGACTGGGTAGTGTGTAAATTCGTGCAATTCATCTCGCACGGTATTTATTAAAGTGAAAAGGCGATTCCAATCTAAATCTGATTCTTTTCTAGCTGTTTTTCGTTTAGCTTTATAGTTAGAGAATACCTCTTTACGCCAAGACGAACTATCGCATGCAATTACTAATTCGCCGTATTCATCACGGAATTTTGTGTTGTAACGGCGGAGCGTGTTGAGAATCATGTGCCTAATAAGGCTTTCTTCTATTTCGTCTGGCCTGTCTTGCGAAAATATTGCAGCGATGGCAATTCCTGAGTAGTCGACAATTATCATAATTTAGTAGTGTTATTGTTTAATCTAAGTAGATTATACACTATAATGTACCGTTTGTACATAACAAAATGCTGTTATTTTTTCTTATTAGACTTTAAACTAGGATAAGAAATGTTTTTTAAATGACTTCCATGGATTTTTCCACCAACGAAACGATTATAGAATTTGTCTGGCTGCAAAAGAACGTGACGAGACATTTGTTCGTGCATTTCAAAGTAACTCATTTCACCAAGAGATTGGCATAATCGTATAATCTTTCTTTTAAACCTTTTTGGTGTAGATGCTTCGAGAAGATCTTTTACCTTTTGACTAGAACCGTAATAATCTTTCCAGTCAGATTCTTTAATTTCTTTTCTTTTCCGCTTTTTACCTTTTAACGGTGGTTTTCTAATAGTTTTCCAAAAGCGCTTTTTTCCGATATAAATCATATCGGTTTCTACATCGTAAATTTCATAAACAAAACCTACGTGGTCTTGTATTTGATCGCTAGTGAAAACTGAATTTTTATAACTCCACATAGAGTTATTTATCTATCCACTCTTTAAACGAAATGAGCTTTCTCGATGAGATAATTTCAAAGAATGTTTTTGATTCTGGACCACTCAATCGGTTATAATCAAATCTGACTGATGAATAGATCGGGCGATAATGAAGAGTTTTCTCCTTTGGAACAATAAGTAATTGACCTGTCGTCACCATGTCACCTTTCTTAACATTACCAACTCGCATAGGATTCATGAAAACATCATCGTCTGGCGTCTTCGCTAAAAGATCGATTAATTCTCCAGGATCATCGAAGTTGCTTGATATCGCGTCTTGAGTGTACTGTAAGCGTTTTTCACTACTTTTGCGGGATTTTATTAATCTTTCGTCCGTTGGGTTTTTATGATAACCTAGTTGCGGCATTAAGATTCCATGGTTGGTTCTGCATGAATACTCGTTTTCTGTAGGAGAAAGTTTCTTTATTTTATGATAATACTCGCGAGGGGTTTGTGTATCTACGTTGTCCTTTCTAACAGTAAACCCACCTTCTAAAATAAAACAATCTTTATCGTTAAAAACGTATGTGGCTCCTGCTAAATTTTTACTAACAAGAACGTTTAAAGCTTCTTTAGGCGTCTTACATAGAAGTGCTGCGCGTATTGCCTTTCCATCAGGTGAATAATAACCACTACTATTTCTTTTTTTATTTCTAACATTAATAATCTTATCACCTTCTTTTTCATCACTTTTTACAGAAAAAGAAGCAGAAATAATAGAAACACCATACTCATTAATACCTTCACTCCATCGACTAAGCTTATCATCAATATACAATCGCTGAACACCATGGCGGTTCGATTGAACAACTTCAACATCAGTCTTATAATTGCGATCGCGATTTTTAGCGCCTATCCAACCATAATCTTTTGTATATTTTACTGCGACTACACACATATCAATATTAGTAGTATCTATTTATATAATTACAATATTTAATCGAAATTATCATCATCAACTTCCACATGACGTGAGCCACAGAATGGGCAATAGTCAGGAACGAAATAATTGTCGTTATAAATGTCGTCTTCATCTTCAATCCATTCTACAATGTAGTTGGTTTTACAAGTTTGGCATGTTATACTTTCTTTCATCATGATTCACAGGAGCTACATGTTAAAATTGTTCTTGCTAACTCTTGGCTTGGGTTTGCGCTACGTTGATAATAGAAACTTTTAAGACCTTGTTCCCAACCAAATATTAGCAATGAGTTTATTTCTTTCACTGATGTTTTTGGTGGAATCATTAAATTCAAAGATTGTCCTTGGTCAATATACCTTTGTCTTTGAGCTGCTTGTATTACAATTTCTTTTTGTGAAATTTCACCAAAGGTCTTAAATATTTCTTTTTCTTCTAGTGTTAAAAAATCTAAATGTTGAACTGATCCGCCTTTAATAAGAATTGATTTCCACACACTTGTCGTGTTCTTTTTGTGTGCGACCAATACTTCTTGAAGATACGGGTTTTTGTACGTAAATTTACCTTTTGCTAAATTTTTAACAAAATAGTTGCTATTTAAAGGTTCGACTGAAGGAGATACTTGGCCTAATATAAATGAACTGCTTGTTGTTGGCGCAATGGCCATTGTTGTTGCATTTCTACGCCCATAACCTTTAAGCAGCTCTGGCTCACCTAGACTTAGACTTAATTCTTTACTCGCTGAATGTGTGCGTTCTTGTATAATTTTAAATATTTCGTTATTTAGAAATTTTGCTTCCATACTTTCAAATGGCACCATACTTTGTTGCAAAAGCGAATGCCATCCTAAAACTCCAACACCAATAGCACGTTGTCTTTTAGCAAAATTGTGAGAGCTCTTCATGAAAGGCATATCTTTTGTTTTATGAATATATTCTTCCATGACAGCATCTAAAAAGTGTGTTAGCACTTCAATCGCATCAGTATCTTTTATTTTATCCCAATGGATTAGGTTTAAAGAAGAAAGACAACACACAAATGATTCATCATTATCAGATGAAAGAGCAATTTCAGCACATAAATTAGAGCAATGTATTTTCTTATTCTTGTCCTTATAGACCTCAGGTGCTTTTTCGTTTGCGTTATCAGAAAAGAAAATGTATGGATACCCACTTTCTGATCGTTTTTTAAGAACGTGTGCCCAAACATTACGCTTATCGCTATCACCATCAATCATCCCTTGCATCCAATCGTTCGAAACAGTAATACCAAAAGACATTTCTTGAATAGCATGGCCTTCGCCTCGTATTCTTAAGAATTCCAAAATGTCTGGGTGATCAACCGGTAAGTACGCAGCGAAGCTACCTCTTCTCACTCCTCCTTGTGAAACAATGGATGCTGTTTTATCGTACATCTCCATAAAATGCACTGGGCCGAATGATGTATTCCCATCACTAATTTTAGAACCTCTTCCTCTAACGTCACCGAAAAAGCCAGAAGTGCCTGCTGCATT